ACGGTTTTTAAGATAACACATTCCATAAGACCGTGTGTCTGATTTACAAGCTTCCCAGAAAATGTAGAATAATCTATTTGATTCCCTAAAGTCCGGTTGCCCAACATCAATTTTGGACCACTGCAGGTACATATAATTAGTGCCAGTAATGTAAGTAGGAACACCTTTGTTAGTGAACCAAAAGCCTTCTTCACGCCTTGTAAATTCTTTGTCAATATAGTCATACCATTTTTCTTTAAAGTCTAACGGGTATTCTTCCCAGTCAAACACAGATTTAATTCTATTTAATTCTTTTGGGTATGGTGTATAAGTCCATTTGTCTTTTTCAAATTCAACAACATTCTTTACTTTAGGCAAAGCTATTTTAAGGTTTTGTATTTCATATATCTCACCTATTTCACCTGTCTTACTTATAACTATTAAATCATGCTCTTTGTTATAACCATAATCCCATTTTTTATACCTATTCATTCTGTTAAGAACTTTAGGTTTTACGTAGTCTTTTAAGACTTTATATAAAGTTTGTTTATACATTTTTAGATCTTCCTTCTGCAAAACCTTTAAAAGATTTTTCTTCTTTAACTTCTTTAGGTTTATCCTCTAACATATCTTCTTCTTCTTTAATTCTATTAAGAATTTCAAAAGCATCAAATATAGCAAGTTTTTTTGTAGCAGCGGCATTTTTTAATCTATCAGCTGATATGTCATCTTTTGAATCTATGATAGCCTCTTTAGCAACTTTAACTAACTCTTCAACCGCTATGCGCCCAGCTAGGATTATACTCTTCTTCGTCTCCTTTATATTCATACTTAATTACAATATCATTAGATTTCATACAATAAAGTCTTTCTTTTTCAACTAAAAACTCCCATTCACCGTCAGGCGCGTAACCTACTAAGTCACCTGGGTTAATTTCTAGATCATTTAAAGAGCTATTGCCATACTTAAGTATACCAATAAGACTACGTTCTTTATCAACCGTTAGGGATTGATTACTTTTTATAGGTTTTACAAAACACCTGTCACCTACGGTATTCCAACCTTCACTATTTTTATATAAATATATTTGATCTAGAGAACAAAAATGTAAATCGTCTATAAAAAATGATCTACTTTTTTTCTTTTTTCCTTTCATATCGTAGAAAACTCTAAAGACATTCTGATGAACTACTACTATGTCGCCAATTTTAATATTTAAATCAAAAGCTAAAGGTGTTTTTATAACTTTAGCTAATCTATTTACAAATTTAAAATCTTCTATTTTGGTATTGATTACTAATTCTTTGCCATCTACCATAACTGTATTGCTGTATTTATCACCTAAAGGTTCAACAATAAAATCATATAAACTATTCATTAGTACTCTAAATCATATTCAACGGATATAGCCATGTTAGAATTAAACTTCTTCCACGGCAATACCTCATTGTTTTTTTTAATATGTATATTATAGGATTTGTCTGAGTCTTCAAATATTATGTGTGATATTTCATGACCACCATACACTTGCTGACCTACAGAGTAATGCATAGCATCGTTCTTATAGTCTGACCCAATACTTATCTTTCTAATATTATTTGTCATCTTCTTTTTCGATCTCAGTATAAGAACCGTCTTTTAAGTCAATATTAACTTGACCGTATTCATCTTCTAGTTCTTTTTTAGTAGCTTCAATCTCTTTAGATAATTCAGCTATTTGCCCGTGAACGTTTTGTTTTTGAACATCTAGTACTCCTAAAGTTCTTAACCCTTCAGTTAATTTAGCTTGTTGATCTTGAACAGTTTTTAATTGTTCTTCAGTAATCATTGCTTTTACCATTTCTTTTACTTTACTCATAATTTGATTTTATTTAATTGTTAATATTTACTTATTTATATAGTTACTTGTTTTTACACTATTTACCTGCTACAATATCAGTGGCTGTTGTGTCAGTGGCTAAAACGTAATCTACGGCTACAGGTAATATAGTTCCTGCTGGTACTCCTTTAAATAAAACTGCATCATCAGCAGTAGGTGCTAAGTCTTGTACGCTTAAAATTGCTCTTGTACCTCCGCTAGCTCCAGCTTGTATTACTGTTATAATATCTCCTGGAGAATAATTTGATCCAGCAACGTTTGGTGTTATAGTTGTAATTGCTCCATTAAGCGCACCTGTTATAGTAAACTTAGCTGCATTATTACTACCAGCAGAAGTAATTGTAATTACATCACCTGTAGAATAACCTGAACCACTTCTTGTTATGGTAAGAGTTGCAGCTGGGCCTGTTCCGCCACCGCCGCTAATTGTAGCAATTGTACCTATTATACCTGTTCCTCCAACTGGGGCAACAGTGCTTGTAAAAGCGTTACCCGCGGTATAACCAGTTCCGCCTTGACCAACTACGAGAGNAGAGGTTGGTACAGTTACTGTTATATTTACAGTTAAACCAGTTGGTTGTTTAGCTGGTGATTTAGGTACAGTACTAGTTACTGATGTTAATAATCCGTTAGCTGTAAAATATCCAGAGCCATTTGACAAAGCATTATATGAAGGATTTGCTCCATAAGGATCTGCAGCATCTAAAGCTGTTACAGTCCCTTGAACTCCTACAACACCTGAAAGTATACAGTTAATATCTCCAGTTACACCTACGTATAATACAGAACTGTTAAGGTTTGTGCCTAATGTTCCAGTTTGGTTCTCAAATAACCAAGCTGATCTAGAATCTAAAGTGTCCGATATGTTAGCAACCCCTGCTCCACCTATTTTTGTTAGAGGTANTGCTTTNCCTATAATACTGTCACTTGTTGGAAATTGTCCCATTTTTTATTTTTTTATTTATTACTTATTGATTTATATTTTTCTACTCCACGTGAACCAAAATAAGCTATATACACAGTTGTTAGTAACTGTTTTAATAATCCTATCCACTCTTGTTCTACAGTGAAAGATATTTCATGATGACTATCAACCCATATAAAGGCTATAGCCATAAATGACAAGAATATAAGCGCCATAGGACGCGTATTTTTACTAAGCCACGAATCTGATGTCATATCCGACTCCCAGCGTTTTGTTACTTGATCTTCTGCGCTAGCCGCTGCTTTTTCAACTATAACTTGAATTTCTTTTTTTATTTGGAGTTTTTCTTCTTCTGTGGTTGTTAGTTTATCTATAACATCTCCAACATCTTGTATAACGTTACCGCTTAACCATTCCCAAATCTTTTTCATGTTATCTTTGTTTCTATTACATACTTAGCTCCAGGAAATGTATAGTCATAACCTGGGTACATTACCTTAGTATAACCTCTATCATCTGTTCCTAGTACTTTAAAATTAACGCCTTTCATCGTTATTTTGTTTCCTTGTATTATATTTTGATGTTCATTTACATCAGGACTATCACTTAGATAACCTTTTTCTGAAAAACTTTTCATGATCTTTTATAAGCTTCAGCTTCCCAAGGTAAATTCTTTGCACCTTCTTGCATGTCAGCTCTTGAATATTTTTTACCTTTCCAATATACGTTTTCGTTGTCATAATTCAAATCACCTCTGTCCATTTGTTCTAGATGAATCTTTTCATGTTCAACAACTCCTTCAACTTCACTTGGATCTAAGTCTTTATTTATAACTATAGAACCATTATTATTAGCTTTACCCATAACGCCTTCTTCCATGTCTATTTTGTAAATAGGGGTATTATCTACCGTGTAAGGTGGGTTAATTAGTTTAAAAGCCATATTATTCTTTGTAAGGAAATATTTTGTTGAGTGCTCCTTTTCTAGCAGCGCAGCCGCAAGGGATGTTTAATCCGCTCGCGACATTGTCTACTAATTTTTTGATACCAGTAGCTTTAGTAAACTTTCTATGTCGTCTCCTAAACCTGTTGATTTCATGGTTATACGTTGTATGCGTTCTGTATGTACGTTACAAATACAGCTTCAGTTGTTACTACTGTACGACCTTGTGCTCCACTGATACTTGGCACCGCTGGTACTTGTGGAGTGTTTACTGGAGAACCTACAGTTGATACATAACCTCCTGGGTTGGACTGTATAGCTCTGTAAATTGCTTCTACTACAGAATCTCCTGCAGCGGCAGTTGTGTGAGTAATCACCCAACTAGAAGTTGCGCTTATGTTAAGTTGAACAGTTGTAATTGTTCCAGCTCCGTTTGTTGTTACCGCTGCGATTTGATCGATAGCGATTAGTACTTCTGGTTGGTTTGCAGCAGCAGTACAGTTAAATTTAATAAATCTTGCCATTGTTGTTTGTGTTTGTGTTAGTGTTAGTGTTTATGTTTGGCTGAGGTTTGTACAGTCCTCTCTGTTTTATTAATAATCTCCAGATTTAATCTTTGAAATAAGCCCGTCTATTTTAACGTTAGCTCCTCTAATAGAATCTCTAACAAAAGTAGTTCTTTCATTAGCTTTAGTAGCGGCGTCAAATAATCCTTTTGAAGCTTTAACAGAGTCATTGTTGTTATTAGCGTCGATTGCAACTTTAGCGGCATTATCTGCTTTATTTATAACATCCATTTGAGTTTCTCCTTTTTTATTTAGTCTGTCATTATATACTTTTTGCTGATGAGCTGGCGATCCTTTATATGATCCTCCTTTATGGACTGGTGATCCACCGGCCATTGAGTGTTTTGACATCCAAGATCCTCCAGCGTGTGAAGCAATTGGGTTGTCTTGCATTAAATTCTTTTTTTCTTGTGAGTTTGATTCCATGATTATTATTTATTTTTATTATTTATTTATGGGCATATTGTTTTTGAGCCGTCAGTATGTGTTATTGTTGAACCACTGTTTCCAGCGCAAGGAGAAGAACTCCTTGATCCTTTATGTGACTTTCCTGACATTTGTAAATCTTTGCCTTTGTTTTGGTTAAGGTCAGCTCTTGTAACATCCATAGCTAAATCAGTTCCATCAGCTATATCATCTTGCAGTTTTTGAAAATCTGCTGCATTAGAAAAATACTTTACTGAATCAGGATTTG